GCTAGGTGTAGCTAACGCGGGCGGGTACCGCGACTGCCCTACTTACTAGCCCCCCGGAGGGGAGTGACACATGACCGAAGCCCGTCACAACGCTAGGTTTCAAACAATCGCGGTATCCGTCCGCTCGCGTCTGCACCCTCCCCGGCGGAGGTAAGCAGAACACCCCTGGTCGCCCTGTAGTTCTGGAAACTACCCCGCGACAACTTTCACCTTCTTTGACTCCGACCCCGTAGATTAAGGGAATCTCACCCCCTATCCTCGGGTGCGACGAGCGCTCACAGGTTCGGGACCATTACCCCCCGAACTTCCTTACCACTTGCGTGGCTAGCCATGGATTCTGGCACTTACGTGTTGAGCTGGATTACGACCTCGTCTTCGGGTAGCCAGCCTCCGCCCAACCCCGACGGGGAAGGAGACGGTAGCCGGAGCCCAGTGCTAGGTTTCCGCTGCGACCAGCCAGAAACGATATGAGAACCACGGATCTCATCACTAGAAGCCCAGTGCTTCATCCTCTCCGAGAATGAAGCCGCTATCCCAGTTCCTACGGAACTGTTCAAGTCCTTCTAGTCCTCTCGACTCCTCGTCAGACACAAAAGTGGTCGGAACCAAATTCATGCCCCCCTCCTTTTCGCAAAGGGAGGATAACTTTGGCCGCCTTGAGCCAACAAAACTCAAGTACGACTTACAGGGCTGGGCCCTGTAACGATAACTCCGACGTACTTTCCCGCAGGACGGAGAAAATACGTCTCTCTTCGAACCCCCCCAGCGCCCGTGTCTCCACATGACAACTCGCAAGGCTTCTGCCTCCACGGGCGTAGGATCCCTTCCGGCGATCCTGACCAACTCCTCCGGGAACACGACATCATCAGATGGTTCCGGCAAGGGCGTCCAAAATCGACGCACCCTGAGGCCCCTCTCTCTCTTGTAAGAAGGGTAGGTCGTATGACCAAGTTGGCTGGGGAGGAAACCCCAACGGCGGCCGATTCGACACCTTTGAAAGGCGTCCACGAACCCGGGTGATACAGTGACGGCTTTTGCCATGTGCATCATCCCGGGGAAATCGGCAACCGCTCCTCCTCTCCGAAGATGGCGTATTTCGCGCCACTTCCCTCTACTCCTTAAGAAAACGGTCGAGTTGAGCTCGGCGACGTTTTCGGCACGAATTGTTTTACTAGCGTTGAGTCGGTACCCCGGAGGGTAGTCCTGCACACTAATAGCTCGTCCGGCAGAAATGACAGTGTCATCACCGTTGACGAGAAAACGTGCCTCCGGCTCCGACCGTGCCGCCCAGGAGGCAGCACAGTAGGAGTGGATACAGAGTAGAGGAAAGGAGAGGTAGGCTCCCTGCATCTGTCCATGACTGACTCTCGATACTTCTCCCCTCGAATCCTTAAAGAAAGGATACAAGGAACTCTTAGCGAACGCTCTAAGAGTACGAGGGATCTTCACCGAGGTGAAGAACAAGGAATCGAGAATTGCCTGAGAGACCATAAGGTCAAGGCCGTCGGTTGCCGCAACCAGATCCACCGAGGTCTGGTAGGCGTTCACAAGGACAGATGCCATCTTTTCTTCGGTCGGAGGACCGCAAAGAATCCAATCCTGCTTAGCTAAATGTGAATACAATAGCTTATGCAATGGCGCAAGTAGCTCGACAGACTCATCAAAGATGAGCATCGGCCTGGTCTTGCCCGTAGAAAGGATGTCTTTGTACCGCCCCGTGAGCACTGGAGGAATGACCTCACACTCACTGGTAGTAGCGGTAAAGAATTCACCCCTTCGTCCAGCCCATAAGGCATCAGCGCGCCCTTTGCAAGCGCGAGCGGACGGATTCGGAACATGATTCCCGACGAAGGAATGGTAGTTCTGATCCCATCCGGGACGAAAGGTGCCGGTTACCACACGTCTGACGTGTTCGAGGTACTCCGGAGATGGGGGAGGGGGTTGAGAGCACGCGGTCGCCTCCCAATGGGACCGCGTGGATGGAGTGTGTCGACGACAACTTTTCGGCAAGTTGCGCTTAATTGAAGAACAGCCGTGGGCCAAGGCCCATCTGTCCCTGCGACACAACCTTTGTAATGAACAAAGGCCGTTTTCCCCTCGTCGCTGGCGACGAGGGAAGGCTACAGAGGTCCGCTCCTTACCCTGTAGCAAGAGGAATGAGAGGAAACGAGAGAGATCACCAGAACTGCAGTCCGGTAGCTCAGCATACGGTAAACCGTACCTGACCCGAAGCAACAGCAGTCCATTGTGGATCGTTTCCTTAGTGGCACGAGCGCTTTGAGAGCACTCATGACACCGTTTAACCGTTGAACCACTGGTGGGATTATCAACGGGACGCTTAACGCGCGTCAAACGGCTACTGCTACGTCTCTGGTAGGCGTGGCGCAGATCTGTTCGAGGCATAGACCAATCGAGCAGAGTTTCCTTTAGC